TTGCTGACGGACGGGATTTGCGTCCCATCGTCTCAATTCCAGCAATTGCGGTCGCTTGGACTGGGTGGCGATTTTTTCAACGGCAGCACCATGCCGATTCAAAACTAATCTAAGGAGATGTAATGTGTTGCAGACTTTTCTAGCGGGATTCGGGGGTGTGGGTGGCGCTTGCGCGGTCATCACGCTCTGTTTCAAATTGTGGCCGGGCGCGTTGGAGGCATTGGCGACGGGGCTGTATGCCCACGTCAACCCCGAGCGCTTGCCTTATAATTCGGTGCTTTCCCAGCATTTCGCCAAAACCAGACAGCTCGGCGAGCGGACGGAGAAATTCGACGAACGCATGGACGAACTCTGCCGCGACACGATAAAGAACACGCTCATCAGCCTGATTTACGGCGATTCCAATCATGACCACAGCGAGGCCGTCCGATACGAATTGGCAAAACTCGAAAAACTGGACGCGCAATGCTGGATAGTCAGCGCCGCAGAAAAATACTTGGAAGACCGACAATGATCTTCCTCACAACTTTTAAGGCCATCCCATTCGGGGGTGGCCTTTTTTAATGCCCTGAAATGGAGGGATGATTATTGAAGATTCTCGATAAGAAGATTCCGAAGCATAAGAAAATTCCCCGTAATATGCGGTTGCTGTTGGCTGCCGCCGCGACGATTCTGTGCGTCGCCATCGCGCCTATCGCCAGTGCGAACATGAACGTTATCGACGTGTCCGGCTGGCAGTCGGCTGATGTGACTCGTGTGGTTGATGCCGATGCCGCCGTGGTGAAGATTACGGAAGGCAACGGTTATGTGAATCCGTCTTGGCGTAGTCAGGTTGATTGGGCGCGTCAGACTGGTAAGGCCTGTGGCGGCTATCATTATGCGGATGGTGGCAACGTCACTGCTGAGGTCAACCATTATCTGAACCAGTTCAACGGTTATGCGGGCCAGTGTGTGCTCGCGTTGGATTGGGAAAGCAATGGTAATGCGGCTTGGGGTAATGGTGACTGGGTACGCCAGTGGGTGAATCAGGTGTATTCGCGCACTAAGGTTTGGCCTATCGTCTACGTGCAGGATTCCGCCGTGTATCAGATTCCGTCTGACGTGCGCGCCCACTGCATGTTGTGGAAGGCCCAGTATGCTTCCATGAACGCTACTGGCTGGCAGTCCACCCCGTGGAATGCTGGTAGCAAGGGCGAAGGCATGGTCCAGTATGCTTCGACTGGCTATTTGAATGGTGTCGGCCCTCTCGATCTTAATTTGTTCTTCGGTGAGCGTGATGCTTGGCAGAAGATCGCCAACGGTGATAGGGGCAAGACCAAGACCGAAGTCAAACACGACCCCGTGAAGCCGAAGGTCACTACCACGCCGGATTACAACGACATGGCTACCAAGGTGATTCGCGGAGTCTACGGTAACGGCAATGATCGTCGTGCCGCTCTCGGTGGCGCTTACGACAAGGTGATGGCTATCGTCAACCAGCGTCTCGGCGGTACCACTAGCACTCCCGCGTCCAATGCGAATTGTGGCAGTGTGTGCGTGACCGTGCGTGCTGGTGACACTCTTAGCACCATCGCGGCGCGTAATGGTGGCTCTTGGAACGAGTACACGGGTTATCGTTCGGGCAATCCGAACATCATTTATGCGGGTGAGACCGTGTGCCGCAGGGGTTCCGTAAGTGTTGCACGACAGCTGGTCAACAACACTTACAGCACGCACAGGTACACGGTGCGTTCCGGTGACACTCTCGGTGCCATCGCCGCCCGATACGGCGTGAGCTATACGGCTATCCACGGTTATCGTTCGGGTAATCCGTCGTTGATCTATCCGGGCGAAACCCTCTACTGGTGATTGGAGTAACTATGGTTGATGAAGTCAAGGAGACTAATCATGACGGCGAAAAGCCGGAAGAAGAAACTGGCGAAGAAAACTACCTCCTGCCGGACAAAGCGTACCAAGTGTTGAAATGGTTGGCGCTTATCGCATTGCCCGCATTGGCGGTGTTCGTGCATGTGGTTGGCCCCGCTTGGGGCTTGCCATACGTTGACCAGACTGTGACCACGCTCAACGCTTTGGCCGTGCTGGTCGGCGCGTTGATCGGTGTGAGTGAATTGAAGGCGAAGTATTCCGCCTGAAATATTTCACTCGACGGTTTATCCTTTCACTTCTCTAACATTTGTTAGAGAAATGTTAGATTAACTTAACATCGCAGAACTTAACAGCTGTTAAGTCTCATGCGAAGTTACAAGCAAGTCTTGTAAATTGCCCCTCTCTCAGCACTATGCTGGGGGAGGGGCTTTTCTACGTTCTAGGACGTCCTATTCTGTGATAGGCTCGTTCCTATTCTGCACATCAGCCTGTTCCAACTGCTTCAAGTCCAGCGCGGCGTTCATTGTCTCCATCGCGGTCAAACGTTCCTTCAACCCAGCGTGACGGTAGTGTTCGACCATGAGTCGGCTGGAATGGCCCACGATTTCCTCGACCAATCCAACGTCAACGCCCATGCTCATGAGGATTGTCACGACCGTGTGGCGTGTCTCGTGACGGCTCCTGTGTCCCGCGTTTGGTACGCCCGCGTTCTCCAAGAGTTGACGGAAGTTCTCAAGGTCTTCCTCCGGTTCGATAGGCGTACCGTCATCATGCCTGAACAGCAGCCCATACGGATTCGGCATATCATCCGTCGCTTGCAAGTACGCTTCCAATGTCTGCGCCAACGCCGGGATGATGGGCACTTTCCTGCCGCGTTTGGATTTCGGCGGTGTGAGGCACCATCTGCCGGTCAGTTCGATCATGTCGAATCCGTCCGGGATGCGCCACCGCCATTGCGGGCACGCTGCGCCACGCTTGTATCCGCACGGGTATAAGCCCTGCTTGTCTGGATTGCCGCACCCATGCTCTTTCTTCAATTCTTCCAGTTTCCAATTGACGGCGTATTCGCCGTAGGGCACGCCGTTCAACTGGCCTAGTTCGAGGTCTTGGATGGATGCGCCTAGGATTTCGCCTGGACGCATACCGGTGCATAGGCGGAACCATTCTTTGGCACCGTCTCGGATGCCTAGATCGTTGGCGGCTTGAAGGATGCGTTTGGCTTCGTCTATGGTGAACGCGGTTCGTTCGGCGGCTTCGTTCTTGCGGCTGTCGATAAGGCTGATGTCCTTGTCTTTCGGAGTCGGTACGCCGCCCATCGGATTCGTGGGGAGTATCCTGTCAGCTACGGCAGCCTTGCATATCTGGTTCAACGTGGTGTGCAACTGCTTGCGGAGGCTGAGGCTCGCTTTCACCCGCTGTTCCTTGCCGTTGACTTTCTTTGTGATGCGCAGTCCGTTGACGATTCGGTCGCATACGCCGCTGGTGAGGGTGGCTAGTTTCTGCGAATGGTAGGGGCGTAGGTGTTTGCGGACGATGGTCCGGTAGTTGGCGAATGTTTTCGGGTCTGCGTCGCGTTCTCGACGTTCCAGCCATTGTTCCGAGTACGCGCCTAGTGTGATCTTGCTGGTGTTGGCGCTGCCGAACTTGGAGCGTTCCTGCAACAGGTCGGCCAGCAGCTTGTTCGCATCGACGTATTTCTTGCGGCTGTATGTTTTCCCGTCTAGTTTGAACTCGTAACTTGTGTACTCCATTATTTTGCCGGATGCCATCTTTTTTTTGCGTTCGACGCGGTATGGGTAGATGACTCCGTTTCGTGCTTCTCTTGGCATTTTGACCTCCTTGGACTCATCTTCTCAGACATTCTCAGACTTCCATTTACCCCGTAAGTACGGTGTAAGTACCGGTTAAGTACGGTGGAAACGTTGGAATTAAGCCGTTTTCCCCAATCGTTCCAAGGGCTAGTCTATCAGTCTTTCTAACTGTTAATCGGACGGTCACTGGTTCAAGCCCAGTCGCAGGAG